TGGCCATTGATGAATTTAATTTTCCTGACGAAATTACTGAACAATTAAATAATATGAGGTCATCTGAAACAAATCAAACAAATCAAACAAATCAAAAACCTTTAACAGATGAAGGCATTCAACCTGATGAAGCTATTGATAATGTTGGCAGAGGTGATGCTCGTGAAATTACAAGTGAAGATAAGAAAAAATTACAAGAAAATTTAAATACTGATAAAAAAAGTGATCCTTTAGAAGAAGCATTTTCAGAAGCTATGCAAGCTTACAACGAAGCTCTTACTGGTGAAGTTTCAAAAGATAGTATTGAAAAATATAAAAAACAATTCGCTGAAGCCACAGGTATAGATGTTAGTGGTAAAGTAGACAATCGTACAGCTCTTCAAGCATTTGGACTTGCATTAATGCAGAACAAAGCTGGTAAAGATTTTAACGTATCTAAGATTTTATCTGAAGTTGGTAAAGCTGGTGAAGCTGCTCAACCAGCTTTAGAGCAAGCTAGAAAAGAAGCTCGTGCTGGTGAAATATCTGCTGGTAAGTTTGGTCTTGAGCAAGCTATAGCAGATAGAACTTCCAAGATAGCTGCAGCACAGAAAAACGTAGATGCTATCAGAGAAAGAATAGCAAAATTAGAAGAGAGAGCTTACGATAAACAAACTCAAATAGAAATAGAGAATTTAAAAACTGAGGCTACTCTTAATCAAGAACGAATCAAACAAGAAGGTTTAAATGCTAGAGAAGAAATAAAAGCAAGCGCAGCAGCAGGAGAATTAAGTGAACCTAAAAAAATAACTCTTAGTGGAAGTGGAGATGATAAATTAGAAATCACTGTTCAGCAAAGAGGTAAAACAGGTGAGTTCGATATTCTAGCTCCTCAAGCAGCGATGAATGGAGTAGATTTAAAAATAAAAGGTGCTGATGCTGGTCTTAAAACAGTGGCATTAATGAAAGATTTATCATCTGAAGGTCAAACTGTAGGAATGCAAGGAATTTATACTAGATTAACAGATGCTTTGAAAGGTCTGGGTTCTGTTCCTGTTACTTCAGAAGGTTCAAATGTAGAGCAATACAGAGCTGCCGTTGGTAAAATGTTAGTTAGATACAGAAAACTATTAACAGGTGGTGAGGCTGGAAACGCTATTTCAGATAGAGATGTTGCTATTATTAGACAAAATTTAGGTTTGCCTGAAGGAGCTACTGAAGTTGCTTTTACTTCTGCTGCTCAAATTCAAGAATACTTAGATGAATTATCAGATTTATTTCAAGCTAGAAAAGACCTTTTTGTTGGTCAAAAATCTGCATTAGTTGAATTTGGAAGAGGCAGCGGATATTATTTAGATGAACAAAAAGATACAGATTATACAGATGATTACTTAGATTATACACCAGAAATAGTAGGTGGTAAATTAAGATTAAGACTTTCTTAATAAGAGGACATCATGCCATTTATAGACGTAGAAGCTCCAGATGGAAGATTTATAGAATTTGAAATTTCTGGAGATACTCCAAATGAAATAGAGATGCGCTCTATTCAAAGAGTCATGAGAAATATTGATAAATATAAAGTAAAACCAGAAGATGTAAAAGATGATTTTGATACTGAATCTGGTATTCCTAATGCAAAGTTAAGAGCTTTTTTATCTACTGCTGAAAATAGTGCAGAACAAGAAAATATTTTAAATAAAGCTGGTTTTGCTGTTGATGATTACACAAGAGACAAGAGAGGTAGATTAGCTTTAAATCCTAGTGGTGCTAAAAAATTAGGAATAGAAACAGAGAAACCCATATTAATAGATGAAGAAGGTTTTTCACGTTATGATTTTGCTGATTTAGCTGGAGTATCACCAGAATTAACATTAGGAATAGCAGGGGCTATTGCTGGAACAGCCGCAATACCTATTCCTATATTAGGAACTATAATAGGTGGTGCAGCAGGAGCTTCAACAGGTTCTTTGCTTGAAGAAGGTTTTGAAGGAATAGCAGGAGTATCAGAGCAAAGTGCTGGAGAGATAGTCAAGGACGCTTTAGTAGAGGGCGCTATTACTGGTGCATCAGAACTTGTCTTTGGAGCTCCTTTATTAGTTTTAAGAGGTATAACTAAAGGTGTAACACCTGGAGTGGTTAGAGAAGGTGGGGAGGAACTTAGGTTAGCTGGTGAGGCTATTGAAGAGGGTTATGCACCAAGTTTAACTCAAATAGGAGGACCACCAGTTGCTGCAAAGTTAGAGCAGACAACAGAAAATCTTATCGGTTACTCTAAAAGAATGGAAATTAATCAAAATCGCATGCGAGAAGATTTAGGTAAATTAAGAGAATTTATTGATGAATCTGGTAAAGAAATAGAATCAGTTGGTGAAAAAGTTGTGTCCGCAGCAAAAAGTGAATCTAAAAGGTTAAAAGATTTAGAAACACAAGCTTTTACATCTGTTACAAGAGCTTTGAGACAAGCTGTTGAAACATCTGAATTAGGAATTAAACAAAATAAAAATTTAGATGAAAAAGTAATTAGTTTTATAGAAGATGCAGCAAAACAATTTAATGATCAAGCTACTCAAAATTATAGAGTAATTGACGATATTATTGAAACTCCTGTGGGTACAACAAGCATAATACCAACAAATCCAATAAAAGAAGTAGCTGATGATCTTAAAAAATCTTATGAAACAGGAAGAGTTATTGGGGACCCACCAGAAAGAGGAGCAACACTCAGACTAGTGAATCAAATAGAGTCTTTAGGAGACACTATATCTTTTAAAGATTTATATAAAAGTATAGGTTTAGTAAGTAAAGAAATGAGAGATAACCTTGCTCAAGGAAGCTCTACATACATGGGTAATTTAAGATTAATAAGAAATACTTTAGATAGTATGTTAGATGTTGAAAATTTAAATTCTTTACCATCAGCACAAATAGCCTCGATAGGAGATGAAGGTTTTGAAGCATTAAAAAATGCAGCTAAACAAGTAAAACCTAGTAGGGATTTTTATAAATCGGGGGTTGATGATATAGAAAAAATTGAAGATGTCATAGGAATTAAAAATATTGTAAGAAAAGTTAAATCAGGAGAAGGGCTTGAAGTAGTTCAGGGAACACTTCAAAAATTAGTAAAAAATAATAATCCTAGACCTTTACAAGATTTAAAATTTGCAGTGGGCCAAGATAATTTTGGTCAAATAAGAAATTTATTATCATCTCAATTTTTATTTGATGCAGTTAGAAAATCGGGCCTTGATTCAACAGACCCATCTTTATTTCGCAGTTCTGTTTTTAAAAAACAAATAGAAGATTTAGGGGAAACAGCAAAAGAATTATTTGGGGATAATTTACCTAAGATAAAAAATTTAGCTAATAAAATAGACTCTGTTGGAAACGGTTTTAAGATAGATCAAGAAACTATAAACAGAGCAATATTATCAGGATTTGAAGAACAAGGGGATGTAGTAAGAAGTTTAGAGAATGCTCTTAGAGCAACAAATGAAATAGCTGTAGCAAAAAGAAATGGTGTTTTAAGAAATATAGCAGAAGGACAAGTTTCACCAGATGAAGCTGCTCAAGCGATTGCTTCAACGAGCACAAGCGCTGAAGATTTTAAATTAATATTTAATGCTTTAGATGATGAAGGTAAAAACACAGTCAAATCATATTTTATGAGGAATATGTTAGAGGGATTTGGACCAACTTCAGAAAGTGCTAAGTTAAAAGAACTTGCTAAAAGAATAAAAGATGGAAATAAAAACAATAGATTAGTTGATTTGTATGGAAAAGAACAATCAAAACAAATGTTAAAATTTGCTCAAAACATGGAATATTTGTCAAGAAACCCATCTAGCGCTAGTCTTGTAGCTCAAGGGATAGCAGTTAACTTTATTAAAAATATAGGAAGATTAGCTAGGTTAGGTATATTATCTAGATTTTTAACAAGTGGGCCTTCTTTACAAAAAGTCAATAAAGCATTTCAAGCTACAAAAGGACAACCCATTGAAGAAAGAGCTAGTATAGTATCTTCTGTTTTAAGAGGTTTATTAAGACCAATTCCTCAAACAACAGGTCAATTAGCATCAGAAGAATTATCAGATTTAGAAGGCCAAGCTAAGTTTTTTATTGAAAATGAAACTGACTTAGGGCAGCAGTTATCAAATTTATCGCAGCAGATACAAAACCCGAACATAAGTTCGGATTTGGCACAAATATCTCCGCTGCAGGAACCAGTTAATGCTACTGGAGGATTAAGACAAAGAGCTAAAACAGACCCTGCGGTAGCACAAGCGCTGGGTATTCAAGGTTCAACAGCAGGATTATTATAATGAATATAGACAAATTAAGAGAAGAATTAGCTTCTGACGAGGGCTGTAAATATGAGATATACCTCGACCATCTGGGATTGCCCACGTTTGGAATAGGACATTTGATTACTAAAGATGACCCTGAGTACGGCAAAGATGTAGGTACAGTCATAGAGCAAAGCCGTGTTCAATCAGCATTCAATCTGGATATTGCTGTTACACTTGAAGATTGCCAGAGACTTTACAAAGATTTTAATGACCTACCTGAAGAGGTTCAGCTCATTATAGCAAATATGATGTTTAATCTGGGCTACCCTCGTTTAAGTAAGTTTAAAGGCATGAAAGCTAACGTAGATGCGAGAGATTGGCCTGGAGCAGCCGATGAAATGGTTGACTCGAAATGGTATACTCAAGTTCCTAATAGAGCTAGACGTTTAGTAGACAGGATGCGTTCTTGCGATAATGAACAAGATAAATAAGTCTATGTTTACGTCCGAGACAGACGTATGGTCTACACCTCAAGATTTCTATAACAAAATAAACCTAGAGTTTGATTTTGAATTAGACGTATGTGCTTTGCCAGAGAATGCAAAGTGTCCTAACTATTTTACTCCAGAACAAGATGGACTTGCTCAAGACTGGACAGGAGCTTGCTGGTGCAATCCTCCTTATGGCCGAGAGATAGGTAAGTGGGTAAAGAAAGCATCTGAATCAAAAGCCATTGTTGTTTGTTTAGTTCCAGCTAGAACAGATACGGCTTGGTGGCATGATTACGCAATGAAAGCAGATGATATTCGCTTTATAAGAGGCAGGCTGAAGTTTGGGAATAGTAAGAACAGCGCCCCATTTCCTTCAGCCCTTTTAATTTTTAGAAACATTTAAGAGAGTGACCCAATGCCACCTGTATTGTTTTTATTTGCATACTCTTTATTATAGTATTCATTAACAAGTCTAGCTATTTGCTGCCGTATATTTCTATCTTCAGCTTCACAAATATGTTTAATTTTTTTATAAGTTTTTAAATCAACACCAACAGAAACATGATTGTTTTTCATAACATACCTCACAGTAAAAAGGACATACAATGCCATATTATAATGCAAGATATAGTAAAGGCAACAAGTTTAAAGCCCAAAAAACGACCTTCATGGGTATCAAATTTGATTCTAAATGGGAATCAGAAAGATATGCCCAACTGCATTTGTTATCCAGAGCAGGAGAAATAGAAAATCTAGAAACACAAGTGCGATTTGATTTGATTGTTAATGATTCTAAAATATGCACATATGTAGCTGATTTCACATACTATGAAAAAAATAAAGAAGGTGAAAAAGTATTTATTGTAGAAGATGCAAAAGGCTTAGAAACCGCTTTATTTAAACTAAAAAAGAAACTTATGCTTGCCATAAAAGGGATAGATATAAGAGTCACGAAAAAAAAATAGTTGACAATGTGAAACACGCTTCCTATATTTTATGAAACCAATTACCAATAGGAGGTGTAAATGAACTTAGTTCAACCTGAGTCTCTTTTGTCAGCTTCCAGCACAGCCGAACTATATATTGCTTTGCAAAAAGCAAAAGCTGAGTTGGATTTAGCAAAAGAAAATGTTCAATCTATTAATAGCGAGATATTATCTCGATTCCAAACAGCAGCTCAAAACAAGTTGCATCAACAAGGAAAAGATTTTGGTTCTACTACTTTATATGACAAAGACTTAAAGATTACAGTCAATTTCAAAAAGAAAGTAGAATGGGATCAACAAAAACTCGTTACTATCTTAAATTCGTTAGATGCTGAGACAGCAAGACATTATGCTGATGCTCGATATACTGTTCCAGAAAATAAATACACTGCGGCTCCACCTGAGATAAAGAGCAAGCTTAGTGATGCTAGAACAGTTCATCTTCAAAGTATCTCAGCGACTGTAGAAGGGAATGAAAATGCTTAAAATAATTAGTGCTGAAGAGCGTTTGAAAGAAAAACGTGGTCATAAGATTGTTGTGTGTGGCAAGTCTGGTGTGGGTAAAACTACTCTTGTCAGAACGCTAGACATTAACAAAACTCTGTTCATGGACTTGGAGGCTGGCGATGCTGCAATTGAGGGAGTGTCAGTAGATGTCATACGTCCAAGAACATGGGCAGAGTGTCGAGATTTTGCCTGTTTATTAGGTGGTCCTAATCCATCTTTCTCAGACGAAATGTGTTATTCCAAACTGCATTACGATCAAGTATGTCAAACTTATGGTGATCCTTCTGATTTACTGTCAAAGTATGACACTATTTTTGTGGATAGTATAACTGTTGCAGGAAGATTATGCTTTTTATACTCACAAAATCACGAAGAAAATAAATCAGAAAGAACGGGTAAAATAGATATCCGTAATGTGTATGGTATGCACGGAAGAGAAATGATGGGTTGGCTCACTCATTTACAGCATATCAGAGATAAGAATGTTATATTTGTAGGTATCTTAGACATTAAAGTTGATGATTATGGAAGAGAAACTTACGAGTTACAAATTGAGGGCTCAAAGACAGGAAGAGAACTTCCTGGAATTGTTGACGAAGTTATAACTATGACAGTCTTACAAGATGAAAATGGTAGCCCATATAGAGCGTTTGTATGTCATACGCTCAATCAATGGGGCTATCCTGCAAAAGATAGAAGCGGTACGTTAGACCTTTTAGAGAAGCCCAACTTGGGAGAACTTCTTGAAAAAATGAATCGTGTCGTTCATAATAAACCATTGGATTTTGTCGATCCAAATCAAATTACACAAACACAACCACAAGCAAACGAGGTACAAAATGCTTAATTTAAATGAAGTTAGTTTACAAGAAACAAACACATCTACTGAATTATTACCGATACCTGATGGTACTGTCGTAAGAGCGATTATAAACTTTACAGGTGGTGATGAAATTATTCCTGAATTTAGTAATGAGCCTATATTTAAAAAGTCTCAGACTAGTAGTGCTATCTACTGCCCTATGGAATTTACCATCATAGGTGGTGAGCACGACAAGAGAAGAGTCTGGCATAATCTTTTTATTCATGGTGACAAGATAGGTAATAATGGTGTTCCTGTTGCACGAGAAATCGGGCTTAGAACTCTTAGAAATATGGTTGACAGTGCGTTTAATCTTAACCCTGACAATCAAAGTCAAGAGGCGGTTAATAAGCGCAATATAACAGGCATCGATGTGTTGCAGGGACAGGAAATTTGTTTTGTTGTTTCTATTGAAAAAGGCACAAATGGTTATGCTGATAGGAATAAAGTAAAAATTGTTTTAACTCCAAAAGATAACAATTTTTTACAACCTACTGTTGGTGCGATTAATGGTAATTTGCCACCAGCGCAAGCGCCTGTTCAACCTCAAAACGCAGGGGTGACACCACAATGGGCTAAGTAATTTGGTTTTT